TAATCCGACAAACCGGGCATTTGGAGTAATCCTTCAAATGAAAAAGCCGCCCAGAGGGGCGGCTGACGAGAGAAAAAGAAAAATAGGGGAGTTTGGCTTACGGCCAACCGGCCGTTACATCAGCGACAGGCGTGCCGGCGTTGATGTTGTCCTTGAGGGTACGCGCATAGAGGATCGTGGCGCTCACCCACGGCATGATCCGCTGATTGAACAGCGCAAAGGCATCAGCCGCGCTCAGCGTAACCGTAGAGTTGTCGGCGGCAATGCAGTTGAAGGTCGGAGCTGGGTTGGCATTCATCGTAATGGCGAACCCGGCCGACGAGCCGATCGCGGTCCACTTCCCCTGCGATACCGGGTCGCACTGCCAAGTCTTGCCGGTCGTCGCGTCAGCATATCCAGTGGCCAGACGCTGATCACGATAGGCGTCTACTTGGGACACCGTGGCATTGGGCGTAGCCCCAAATCCCATGCTGGCCACAAAATCAGACAGCGCCTGGGTGGTGGCGTAGACTTGCGTAGAGGCCCATGGCTGAGTCGACCATGCGACATAACCAGGGTCGGTGTTCGACACCCAGCCTTTCGCCATGAGCGACCAGACCTGATTGGGGTTATCGGCCGCCTTCAAGTACTGATAACGCACAATTTGAGGCGCGGTATCTGACGTTATGGGTGCCACTTTCTTGATCCCTTTAGGCATGACAAGCTTGCGATTTTGGATTGGTTCCGGTCAGACTATACATAGAGACCCCAAGGCGACGCACTGAAGTTCGTTCCAGTGCCAGCGACCGAGCCGGGAATCCATGTGGTTGCTTGCCCACCGGTGTCAATGACGCCACCGGTTTTGCAGATAAACCTTGTCCCGGTGGCCGTACCAGTCCAGGTTGATCCGGAGAGCTTACAATAGGAGTTTTGTTCCACGTCAACCCCGCACGTTCCCCACGCTGGGCTGCCGCTGATAGTCCATGCGCTCCCCGAGTTCGTCTGAAACTCGGAGCAACCAAAACACGCGATCATAGAGAGCATGGAACCGGAGATGGTGATAGCAAAACCAGATGTCTGACAATATGCGTTATTTTCAACGTCAAAAGCCCACCAGGCAACTGCCCCAAATTCCATCTTTCCGCAAAGCTGTACGCACGAGCTAGTAAAAATTCCGATTGCCGAGCCAGAACCGGAAGTGGTTATCTTGAACCCGCCGACCTGAACATTCGATTGATTATTAAAAAGGAAGGCGTAATTGTTGGTCGTGGACACCACGACATTCGACGGAGTCGTGAGGTCCCCTTTGATAAGAAGGCTGCCGCCAAGCTGGCCCCCGTTAAGGAACGGAGCGTTGGTAACGACTGGACTGGTATAGGTCCCGGCGTTTACCTGGATAGTGACATTATTGCCATTGAAGTCCAAACGGTAGGCGGCATTGACGGCGGCCTGGATGGTCAGAAAGGCGCTGCCCGAGGTATTGGCGCTGCCGTCATTATTGTCGTTGCCATCGGCTCGGACGTACAGAGTCCGCGGAGCCGTCAATTGCTCAAAGATAGTTCCGGTATGAACTAGGCCGTCGTTGCCGCGATAGAACCACTTCCTATCAAACTCGTTGATCGCGACCTGCCCGGTGACCAGCGACGACGGTACGTTCCCGTGTGTCTGCGAGTTGAGAATTTTTACGGTCGGCATGGATTTACCCAAATAAAAAAGCCGCCAGATGGCGGCTCAGGAGGACCAAGAGAAAAACTGGCGCGCGGCTAAAACGTCCCGCCATCAATAATGAGGAAGCTCATCCATTTGGTGCTGTCGAACGTCAACCCGGAGGTATGGGTCGTGATGCAGAAATAGAACGTATCGTTGTAAATTACCGTGGATGCTGGCGGGGTCGCCGAATAGGAGGTGGTAGGTTGCCAGGCCAGGGGCGGTAGCTGCCAAGGCGTAGTGCCAACCGCACCGGTCTCACCTTGCGGGCCGGTTATTCCTGGAGTAACCGGGGTGGTCTGCTCGGCCGGCACCGTGATCGGCGCCGCGGAAACAGCACTTCCAATTGATACGACGGTCATAACTACGCTACCCCCGTGACACCCTGTATTACCGTGACCTGCGCTGGGCCGCCCTCGCACAGATTGATCGTGTGATTATCGGCCGTCGCCACAATATCCATGACATAAGTGGCGGCAGGGACACCGAACATGGTCGCAGCCGGGACGTTGAACGACAGCGTGCCGTTGGCTCCGCCATTGATCAACGTGCCGTTCGCCGTCGAGAGCGCCAGCAAGACCTGCGGGTTCGCTGGCGACAAGCGCAGGTCGGCAATGAACTTGATGCCGCTCAGATTGAGCGGCAGCGGATTGAGGGTCAGTGCCACGTTGGGATTGGAGGCGGTGGCGACCAGGTCGAGGCCCTGGCCGTCGACCATGGTGAACGTGTTGTTCGAGGTCACCGCGCCAATGAAGGCATCATCGGGGATGCCCGGTATGGCGACGATCGGCATCCCGGCAATCAAGCTTGCCGCCGAAGTGCTCGGTTTCACAACGACCAGGTTGCTGCCAGTCTCGATCGCGCAGATGACCTGGACCGGCGACAACTGCGGATAGCCGGAAAACAGGAACGTGATCTCGTCGGTCCAGTCCTCGTTGTTGTTGACAGAAAATGAGGTGCCCGGACCATTGAACTTGGTCAACAGCAAGATATTGGTCATTGGATTGGTCCAGGCTTACGGATTGACCGGCCAGCTCGTCACTTCCGCTGGCGGATTGTCGACCTGCTCTTTGCTGGTGATCTTCTTTTGCGCGATAGCGTGCAGCACCGACGACAGCGCCCGCGACGAGTGGCGCACAAAGGAGGTGGCCGCTCTGTGCGCCGTCTTTAGCTGCTCAGCGTTCAACTGCACCGACAATCCGGTCGACTGATGCAGGTGGAAGGTGTCGTGCGGATTAGCCTGGGCGTGCATGAAGTCGGCATGCAAGGTCGACAGGCCGCGGGTCGATGTATCGACCTCAACGATGTTCGGCTTCTGCCCGACCGGAGCGATGTTCACCAGGGTGCCGCCCTCGGAGATCGCGGCATGCTTCTCGCGCGCATATTTGCTCAGCGCCTCGTGCGGCGTCATGCTGAGGCCGTGCTGCTTGAGCACCGCCTGCAAGTCAGCATCGGTCTGCGGGCCACCACGGTGTCGCGGCCATGGCGTCGGAGCCTTGCCCGAGGCAACGAACTCGCGAAAGCCTGGGTCTTTCTTGTCGACGACCTTCTGCAAAGCCGCGGAATAGACCCGGCCGTCGTCGGCGACCCAATACCATTGATGCGGGAAGCCGGGTTTTCGAGCCATTTATTCCTCCAAAGACTTGAGGTGAATTAAACTAAAAAATCGAATTATATGTAGGTGCCATCACCGACACCGGCGAGGGTTCCAGGGAAATAGGTTGCTCCGCCACCAGCCGTCTCGATGATGGCATAGTCGAACACACCGTAATGTGGACCCTGTACGTTGGCGTAGCCGGTGAAGGTCCATGGAGCATTGAGGAATTGGATGACCGCGCAATCGTCGCATTTGACGAAGCCTTGCCCGACCTTGACAGTGCCGGTGATCGTGATGTTGTGTGCAGCGACATCGAAATTAACAACCGCTACGTCCTCGCAGTTGATAACGTATTGGCCTTGCACCGAGGAGCTGCCGTTGACGGTGAAGCCGTTGTTCAGCCACAAGGTGGCAAGATTGGTCGCGACCATGCAGGCGCCGAGCGGTTGCACAAACGTCATACCGGAGCCAATGATGCACTGGGCGTTAGACACCAAAACTCCAGTTGGATTACCAAGCTGAGCCTCGTTGGCCCAAGTGCCACCGGTCGACTGTAGGGTCAGATTGGAAATCGTGACGGTGTTGTTGCCGCGAACCCAAAGAGCCGGGACGCCAGCACCGTCGATCGTTACCGTGCCGCCAGTGCCGGTAATGCTCAAGGGCGGGATCGGATAGTTCGGGACCGAACCGGCAGCATAGTTGCTAGTCCAATGCGCAATACTGATCGTCAGCGTGTTCGGGCCAGGCGGGTATTGACCAGCGACATCGAGTGCCCTCTGGAAGGTCGCGAACGCCGTGCCCGCAGTCAGGCCGTTGTTGCTGTCGTTGCCGGTCGCGCCATCCACATAGAGCGTGAAGGCGTTGGTCTGATAGTTCTGCCGATTGACCAGCTCGAAGTTGGCGCCGTCATAGACCATGAGCGCAACGTCGCCAGCGAAGATCATGCTGGAGACGAGCGGCTGGCCCGAGCAATCCACAACCGGAACAGCCGCATTGGAATTGACGACGATGGTGACCGCCCCAGTGTTGGTGTGGTTCACCTTGACCAGAACCAGCAAGCCAGCGCTCAGCGAGCTGATAACCGGGTTGAACGGCACATTCAGTGCGTTCACTGCGCCGGTATCGACGCCGTAGGGAATGTTGACCGTGAAGGTGTTGTTGTTCGTGGTCGTCGAGGTGAAGCCCTCGAAGTTGATCATCTGCCACGCGGCACCGTCATAGATCAGCCCGACAACCATGTTGGCGCTCAAGTCGCCAGCCTGAACCGCTGCACCATTGGCGCGTTTCACAGCGACGGCGCCGAGGCCGTTCAAATTGAAGGTCGTTGCTCCGGAGTTGGTGCCGGCGCACTTGACGAACGTAAATAGACCAGGAACCAAGTTCGGCGGGATCGGCGAAATGCTGCCAACCATCGCGTTATTCGAGAAGGCAATGGAATCGCTAGAACCGACCGTGGCATCGACGTTCGCCGACAGCGTCACCGTCGTGGCAGTTTTCGAGAGAACCGTCTGGCCGCTAACGATGGCACCGGGCGTGGTCAGGTCGAAGGCTTTCATGCCGGCAGCGACATAGGCGGGAACGCCACCAGCAAAGGTCAAGACGGCGCTGGACGTGCTCGTCGTTGCAGTCGTGGTAACCGCAGAACCGCCTGCGCTGGTGTCGGTGCAATACGTCCAAGCCGATTCCTGCACGTCATAGGGCACGGCAGGCAGCGTCGGGAAAAACGGCGCCGTGGTTTGCTTGACGATATCGGGCGAGGTGATCGTGGTCTGACCATTGGCGACCGTGATCGCGTAGAGGCCGGTGTAGCCCAGGTCCGGTGTCGGCGTGGTTTGCGAACCAGTGGTCGCGGCGACGCCCGCCTTCAGCGCAATCGCGCACACGCAGGTGCGCGTCGTGAACTGCGACATGCCGTCGTTATTCTCGCCCTGATAGGGCTGCGCCGGATTGGCCGCATTGAAGTAGTTGAGAACCTGAGCGCCAGAGTCGACATCGTTGATGATGGCCTGGACCAGATAGACCTGACTGAATCCAGAAGTCGACGGTGGCGTGATGGTGAGCGTAACAGGATTGTAGAGAATACCCTGCTTGAGGACCGTGTTGGTGTCGGTGCCGAGATCGCCGTATGCAGTCGCGTCGACCTCATCCATCGCGTAGATCGAGCCGACATCGACCGTGACATTCAAGCTGGCCGGCGTGGTCGGGTTACAAGCAAGCCCATGCACAAAGGGCGGAGCTGGAAAGCTGTTGGTGCCACCAAGAATGGCGCGCATACCAAACGAGTGGCCGATCATGGCGAACTTGTTGGTATTCAAAATGTCAGTGGTCTGCGGCAATGCCGCGTCATAGACGATTGCGCGATCCATAACCAAAAATCCCTTGTGCGCGCCTCGCGACGCGCAGAAAAAGCAAAATTGCGAGCTGTGTTAGAAAATCTGGAGCCAGGCCGTGATGCCGGTCGGCTTGGCGTTGACAATGGCCGACTCGATGACGGCGTCGGTCACGCCCTGCGATTCCAAGAGCGGACCATCATAAGCAACATCGCCGCGTCCGTAGCCGCCAGCGCTGGAGATGGAGTTCTTGACCTTGCTGGAATAACCGCCAACATACGGCAATCCCGACGCAGCACCCCGCTGTTGGCGGATGAATACTTGACCGGGCAAGTCGATGTTGCCCCACCCACCGCGGCCGACACCGTAACCAAACTGCGCTGCCAGATTGGGCGGTAGGTCTGTATCTAGTGTCCCGGTATTGGGGATCAATTGCGTGGGCGTATAGACCGTCGTGTCACCGCTGGTCGTAACAGTGTTGATGTACTCGATGGGAAAGCCTTTGGCGTATGAGCCAGTATCGTAGGTATTCCAAGGCTCGAAGATGATCGGCGGATTGCCGGTCAGCTTGGTCATCACGTTGGTCACGCCAGCGCGCGTCACCCGCTCCTGAAGGATGGTCGCCAGTATCTGCTGGCGAAACACCTGATCGGAGGAGTCGCCGCGTAACAGAAATCGCCCCAGATACTCGTAGGCGATCATGTCGAGAAACGGCCCGCTCGCGGTCTTGATGCGCGCCTGCTGCTGCGCATAGAGAATCAGATCGTAGAAGCTAGAGGCAGTGTCGCTCAAGCCGCCAAGGATGGCGTCGCGCAGCGGCGCGGCATAACTGAACCACCGATGGGGGATCAGCCGTTTGACGCGATTGACGATGTCTCTCGATTCACCGGTCGCCATCGTCTTAGCTCACGATCACGGTAGCGCATTTGATGGTGAATTTCGGAATGCTGCTCAGGCCGTCGAGCGTCGTCAGCGAGGCACTGATCGAGGCGGCATCGCCGGTCAGATTGTTGAGCGTTATCGCCGTCACCTTGCTCACGCCGGGAACGGCGTAGGCCCAGGCCGCGAGCTGCGTGTATTCCAAATCGTTACCCAGGCCGAGGCCGTTGATCCCGGCAGCGACCGCAGCAGCGACCGCAGCAACGACCGCTTGATGGCTGAACCCAGCCGCCGAGGTGATTTGCATGGACGGAATCGCCTGGACGATTGTCGGCGCGATCACCACGCACTGGACGGAGAGCGGACGCACGCTGTTGGCGGCGTCGGTGACCGCGGTCATGAAGGCGGGCGGCGGATTGCCGCTGCCATCATCGGCGATGATCAGGTAGGAATGCGGCGTCCACGCACCAGTCGAGCTGTAGTTCTCGACCACCTTGAATTGGATGTCCGGCTCGGCACCCTCGACCGCAGCCGTCGTACCGTAGAGGTCGCCGCGAGAAAGGCCGAGGATATAGGCAGCAAATCGCTTCTTGAGCGCGCTGTCGCTCTCCTGATCGGTGCCGTTGGTGAAGCCGGCCACATTGTTGACCGTGTCGATGCCGGTGACCGGCGAGGCGATCAGCGAGATCGCGCCGGCAATGACATTGCCAGCCGCGCCAGGCACGGTATTTGCCACCGAGGCGGTGAGCGAAGCTACCTGCGCCGGCAACGTATAGCCGCCCAGCGTAGCGGAGTAATAGACGCTGGACGGATCGGCGGTGACCACGAAGGTCTGCTTGCCATCACCGGTCTTGACAAAGGTGTCGGCATTGGCCGGAAGCCCGCCGCCCTGCGGACCAACCGAAATGAAACAGGTGCTCGGGCCAGCGGTGGCGCGTGCGAAGGTGACCAGGCCGCTCGACGCCTGCGCGCCGAGGCGGGGTGAACCACCAGGCAGCGCCGCAGTCTGACTGCCGGCGACGATCGGCATGAAGTCGGCGGTGAAGGTATCGACGTCGGTGCCCTGTGCCGTCGCCAACCGCATCGCTGAGAGCAGTTGCAGGACCAGAGCCTGGAACCAGAGGAAGATGCCGCCGAAGCCCTCGACGATCGCACGCAAGGTTGAGCCGGTCGAGAAGTTGAGCAGCGCCGAAGCGCGACCCTGAATACCAGCAATGGTGTTGGCGACGATGGTGGCAAACGATTGTGTAGGAAGCGTAGCCATAGTGAAAACAGCCTCCGCTTCTCTAGCTCGTGATCACGAAACTGACGGCGACGCCGGTCTTGGCGTCGAAGTATTTGATGGCGATGGTCACAAAGCCGCCTGGTGCCTGCGCAACAGTCAATTGCGCTGGCGGGTTCGGCGCCACCGAGGCTTCGAGGTTGAGCTGCGACTGGCAGATCGACTTGATCTGCGAAACCGAGAACAGCGAACCGATCTTCTGCGGCAGGCCGGCACCGTAGTCCGGGTGCCAGACGTAGCCCTGAACGGCAGTGAACAAGCGCCGCTCAAGCCGCTGGCGTACCTCGTTGTCGCCATCGACCAGCAACAGATCGCCTGTGGCATCGAGCTGAAAATCGCCCTGCCATTCCAAAGAAACGTCGGTCATGCTTACTGTCCTTGGAGTCGCGCTTCCAGCTCAGCGATCCGGCGATCGGTCTTGGCGACGTACTCCTGAAAGGCAGCGACCAGGATCGGCACGAGCTTGTGCTCATGCACGCTCAAATATCCCTTGCTCTCGTGGCCGTGGACGATCTGCGGGAAAACCTCTCGCAGCTCCTGGGCGATGAAGCCCATCGATGGCGCAGCAGGTTGCTCGCTTATCGACTGCTTCCGCGTCTCCAAGTCGACCACAACGCCCTTCTTGTGGAAGGACTTCGGCTTGAGCCGCATAACATCATCAAGAGCATCGTCGCCTTTTAGTGGCTCGATGTTGGTCTTTAGCCGCTCATCGGAGAACGTGCCGACCGATGCCGCGGTGATGCTGTCGGTGGCAGTGATGTTTTCACCGACGCTCAAATTCTGCGACACCGAGGTGTTGCCGTTGTGCGGAATGTTCGGTGCGGTCGAGGAGACGCTGGCGCTGGAGGTGTGCGACACGCCGTTCTGGTCCCAGGTGGTCTTGTGCTGATCCTGGAACGCGCCGGTAGTAACGCCCTTGTTCTTGTCGTAGGTGGTGTGGTGGATGGTCTGCGAATTGCCGCTCTGCTCGTCATCGGTCAATGACGAGAACGGCGAACTGTCGCGATCACTGACAATCCGATGCGTCATCACCTTGGTGGCGTTGCCGGTGACGTTACCCTTACCATCAAAGAGGTGCTGCCCGCCAAATCCATCTTCGATGTTGAGCGAGCCGTCGTTCTTGAAGAAAACTTTCTGCCCGGTGCCGCCGCCGCCAGTTTGCGCCGCGTCCTGTCCTGAGTCCTTGTCCTTCTTGAATTTGGTATAAAGGACCATCTCACCGGATTGGACGGTCGGTGCCTTGTCGACTTTGGAATGGACGCGCTGAATGATCTTGCCAGCGTCGAAGTCACCTTCCTGAAAATCGACGATAACCTGATCGCCTTGCGCCTGACCGCCGCCAGCACCACTGGACGAGCCGGTAGAAGCGCCGGATGAGCTACCGCTCATATCTCCCTGGCCGCTACCCGGCTGCAAGCCAGTGGCAATGCCGTACTCTTGACCGATGTGGCCAGTCTGAATTGGCAGCCAGCCGGTCTCGAAGCCCTCCGGCATGATCATGATCTTGCCGAGGTGCTTTTTGGGATCGTAGCTGGTGACTAGCCCATGGCGCTGAGTGCGTCGTCCGGCATACAGTCGTTCAGCATTACGGAGGAAGATGTTCTCAAGATCGCCCATCTTCACGCTCCGTCATCGCCACCCATCGTCTTGGCGCAGATGGTCATGGTGTAACCACTCATGCCGAAATTGTGGGTGACGTGGTCAATCTCATACGTGCCGTCGCAGACACCAGTGCCGATAAGCGTGAGCGATCCAGCAAAGTCTATTGAGGGGTCACCTGCCACTGTCGCTGTTACTGTAGTCCGGTGGCGCGTCACCGCTCCAATCTTCGCCTTCGCGCCTTTCAAGCTCTTCGAAGTGGATAGCCCTGCGAAGTCGCTCAAGTGCGTGGGCAAGACTGAACGGATCA